TGTTTACTATATAAAAATAAAAAAACCTAAGTGGAATTTTTTTAAAAAATTTGTAAGATGTTTTTTATAAAAGATTCTCCGATAACAAGAATGATTCTTAAACAAGATGTTTCAAATTTTTTTAAGAAATATCTCACTCATGAAATGTCGAACAAAGAAATCCAAACATGGTGTGAAGATAATGTAGGGGAGCTTGCCTACGTGTACTATAAATATTACGGCGCCGACCAATCGTGGGATGAGGCTGAAAAACTCATGTTTTTTGTAGAATCGACGTATGGTCGTGATGATCTGTGTAGTATTATAGAATCATTTGTAGATTGTCAATAGTTAAAGAAAATAGTTATATAATGTATATGTCTACTTGTGTGTCGTGTACTGAAGATTTTAATAAGACAAATCATTTAAAAGTGACGTGCCCCTTTTGTGACTTTGATGCCTGCAAAACCTGTCTACAAACATACATTTTATCGACTAGTAAAGACCCTCACTGTATGAATTGTAGACATGAATTTAATCGAGAATTTGTAGATTCTTTTTGTACCAGAGCCTTCAGAAACAAGACGTATAAAACACATAGAGAGAATATCCTCTTTGAACGCGAACAAGCGCGTTTACCTGAGACGCAACCTTATGTAGAGAGAACTCTACAGATACGATCTTTAAGACGAAGCTATTCATGGCTCATGCAGTTTCTAGAAATGGTGAAATTGTGTACTACTGATAATATCATAATTAGCTGTAGGCATTATCTCATAGAACTATTGCGTGAAATAATACATGATATAATTTTAGAAGCTAACGCGTTAAGTAGAACGGATCCAACCGTGTCGAGAACTATGCCAGTGTACACACAAGCGTGCTTATCCGAGAACTGTAGAGGATTTTTGGCTGACAATTACGTATGTGGAATATGTAAAAAGGAATTTTGTGAGAAGTGTCACGAAGAAAAACACGAAGGTCATGTCTGTGACCCCAACACAGTGAAGAGTATAAAATTGTTAAAGAAAGACACAAAACCGTGCCCTAAATGCAATACGATGATATATAAAATAGATGGATGTTCACAAATGTGGTGTACTGTGTGTCACACAACGTTCGATTTCAATACAGGAATGATAGAAACGGGAAGAATACACAATCCACATTACATAGAATATTTCAAAAGTAAAACGCGTGAACACGGTGACATTCCATGCGGGGGTCGTCCTAATTATCACGAATTAAGACGTAATAAGGCGCCAGAGTATATACTGAAAGCTTCGTTACTCTTGTCCCATATAGATCGAGAAATGTTTTATAGATTTAATTTCACCTACACAGATCATAAATATATGAGAGTACGATACTTATTAAACGAGATGAGTAAAGAAGATTTCAAATGTGAATTGCAGCGCCGAGATAAGTATAATGATAAGGTGACAGATATTCAAGAAATATATAGAATGGTGTTAGATACATTGGGAGATGCACTCAGACAATATATGGTCGACAGTTCGAGAGTAGATGAAATAGTAAAGGATATCAAGGGAATTATCGAATATTATAACATGGTAGCTCTAAAAATAAGAAAAAGGTACGTGGCACGTATACCTCACGATATTAAAATAGAGGTTTAAATTAATGGGAACGTTCGTGATAGTGATCGTATTGATGGCCCTTTTGATTTACACTTTTATGCGGAGATACAAGAGTCCTAAAGTACGTAAAGGGTTTGTCACACGCGAAGAATGTGATCACATCATGGAGGTTTCTAAACCCAGATTATCTAATTCAACGATAGGCGTCGACAAGAATGCCGACAATACCATCAGAATAAGTCAAACGGCGTGGTTAGATTATGAAGATAAGATAGTTCGCGATGTTTCGGAACGATGCGCATCCTTATACGATAAAACGCTCGTCGAATGCGAATCGTTACAAACTCTGAAATACGAACCCGGCGGTTTTTATTCACCGCACCAAGACGTTTTACCATTGAAAAATCCCAGACGACATACGTGTATAATAGCTCTTAACGATGGCTACGTAGGTGGAGAAACAAACTTTCCGAATATGAATAAAAAATTCAAGCTCGAAAAAGGTGACGTTTTATGTTTCGATACACTAAATGGAATGGGTCGTATAACAGATCAGGCTCTTCATGGAGGTTTACCCATCGACGAAGGAGAAAAATGGATAGCAAATCTATGGATACATAAATATCCATATAGTATAACAGGATGATATCGTACGCTTTACTTTGTAAGCCTATAGCTAGCATAACACCGACTAAAACAGTTGTCAATACGCGAGAATGTAGAATTATACAAATCAAACCATCTGAAGATGAAGATGTGTTTCAATTTCAGATACTTGATGCACCACCTATAGCTGTTAACCAAGAAGACGATTAAGTTCGTTCCCATACCTGTACAAAATCACCTTTAGTTTTATTGAATCCACAGGTCTTTAATTTACCGTAAAGTTTTTCATAATCTACCCTATCCGGGTAATCTGTTTCGACTATGATCTTTTTTAATGGTTGTAAAGAAGGAGAAGAAGTAGATATATGATCTATCACTTGAGGTAAACATCCTTCACAATCGGCGACGATGGTGTTGAATTCTATGTCATATTTTCTCTGCAATTCATCATACGTCAAATTATCTATATCACATGTATCGTCGTTACATTCTACGGTGTATGTGGCGTAGTTATAGTCACCCTTAATTTTTTGTTTTGTGGGACCCACGGTTCCTACGAATACGTGTGCGTTGCCGTAGTTACACCCCTCCAAATTACTTTTTAAAGCGTTAGTCACCTTACTGTCAGGTTCGACGACGACACAGTCTCGTTCATCTTTTACGTTATCGAGTATTACCGCACTCACAGTTCCGTATCTAGCACCTAATTCTAAAACTTTATCACCTTCATGAATATACTCCGCGACCATATCTTGTTCCTGCTTTTCCACAGTTAAATGAGGAATCACCTTCCCATTTTCGTCTTTGAATGTACGATTTTTATCATATCCTGTAGAATAAAATGTGTAAATGCACAAAATAAGTAAAACTAAAAATATTGCATTCATCTAATATACTGTGATATTAAAAAAAAGGGTTTGTTAAATTGATCAATTTTCCATTATCTTTTGTTTTCATGAATATAACTTCGTCACATTCTCCACCCTTAATGATCATGACAGGTTCTCCGCATTCTGTACCAGGTGTTTTATGTCGATCACATGCGAGTTTCGTTCTCGCGGTGATATCCATGTTCTGGCTGTACCCTATAAAAGTTCTATCCACTTTTCCATTCTTATCTATGGATTCTACTGTAGCCTTTACAGAATATGCACCGTAATCCCACGCATTATTTGTATCAATGGGAGGTGGAGGGTGATCTAGTACAGCATTTCGACGCACTATGCGTTTTTTTATATTTAGAATCGGAGAAATTAAACCGTTTACTGCCGCAAACATTTAATAATATGTATCCGAGATTTTTTAAATTACTTTTTATTGACCATACTTTTCCGTGATATATGATTTAATTTCTGAATTATTATCTCCGTGAAGCTGAACTAATATATCTCCTCCGTATTTAGCTACCATCTTATGACGGTTTCGCTCGTGTTGTTCGGCGACATCATCCTTATTTTGACCGAGATATGGAACTGCATAACCATTTTCACACATCCATTGGTTTACATTGGTCCAGTTATCATCTTCACAAATCCAGACTTCCGCGAGAACTCGTCCGTATTTATCCCTCGGGTCGGATTCCGAACATCGAAGCTCTATGTCGATATCATCTTTTTCTGAAGCTACGGCTTTCATACACCATTCTTTGAGCACCTTTTTGGCCTGCTTACCAAAAACCTTTTCAATTTTATCCGAAGTTCTTGATTCGGGTGTGTCAATTCCCATGAGGCGAATGCGTTGTTTGGTACACACATCAAAACCTAGGTCAATAGCTACGTCGATGGTGTCCCCGTCGATGATACGACCAACGGAAGATACGCGGTACGTGAAGGGGCAACGTTCGGATTTATATGAAGACATATTGATTTAATTAGTATATAAAACTTTAATTACCATAATGTTGCTTTCCTATGAGTTGTTTAGTCGATTTATGTAATATAGTTGCATTCGTGCATAGAACTTTAACAAGATCGATTTTTTGCTCTTCAGAGAGATCAGCAAAATGTTCGTTAACATCGGTTCGCGCTTTCAGAAGAAATTCCAAAGCCGTGTCATAATCATCCTCGATGATTTTTTCCCACGAAGCTTCGATGATGTATTTTCCAGACATAACCAACTTAAAAAACTTGGTTTAATGTATAATATGGTAGTGTGTGTATATTCTTGTAACGACGTGTACAAGTACAAATTGGCAAAAACGCGTGAAAATGTTTTGAACGGTTTATACGAAAAACCTTTTGTGGAAAAACCTAAAAAAAAGTTTGACAATCCTCGACTTAGGTTTAGATTCCGAGAAGCGATCAAGGAAGCACATGAAATTTGTGATTCGACAAAGAATTCATATGAATGTGAGCTAGCATGGCACGAGGTTGACGAATTAGACGATGCCATGATGCGTCAAGGTCTTAAAGACTAGGATGTAGATTTAGAAATGGATATAGAAAAGATAGTAGATGAAATTTTTACAACACTAGGTCCGGGGTACAGTGAACGAGTGTATCACACAGCTGTGGAGGTGATGTTACGAGAACTTCACATTCCGTACGAGTCGGAACGTAATATTCAAATACCATTTAAAGGACATATCATCGGATACCTGCGAGCTGACATTATTATAGATAATTCTACAATTCTAGAGTTTAAAACGATAAAAACACTCAACGAAGCTGTTGAAATGCAAGGTTTAAATTACCTCAAACTCACAGGGTTGAAAACGGCGTACCTGATAAATTTTCCACCATTTCGTGGTGCTCGGGTGGAAGTTAAAAAAATTTGTATAGAAAACGATGATAAAGAAAAGATATCATAGTTTACCATGGAATCTACAATCTCAAAGCGCGGACCTCTAGTCGTGGAATATAACGGTCGATTATTCATAGAACACTGTTACATCATAACTGAAAAAAATATTGAAAACATGTTGGAAAAAATCAAAGATATACCGTACACGCGATTAGAGCAAACTACTGAAACTTCTTTTGAAATAAAAATTTAATTACCAAGGAATATTTTGTGGATTAAATCTACATGAATTTTTTAAAAAAATTACAAAGTCATTTAAATCTTTTTCTGTTTGTACCACATTCAAAACTTGTTCTACAAACAGATTATACCTATGATGATTACCGTCGTGTACCAACCTATTTTCACGTAAGTCTAATTTATGTTTACCTAAATGTGTAGGCATGAGAATCAAATTATTACTTGAATTCATATCGTAATTAAATTTTTTAACGGTCGGGTGCACCCTAAATTGTCTAGGAATCACGTGATGATCTTCAACCAAACCTTTGAGATTCCATCGTGTCTTGAAAAAATCCCTCGACACGGACCTGTATCTCATACTATACTAAATCATTTTTACATACATGATTGTGTATGTAAAAATGATCCCAACGGGGCTCGAACCCGCGACCTTGGCGTGCCTCATGTGAATACAATTTCACTCTGTATACTTAGTATAAGCACCACGCTCTAACCAACTGAGCTATAGGATCATGGGTCATACAATGTGATCGTAAAACGACCCTTACGTACAACCGTCGGCTCAATGAAGAGTCGAGCTATCTTATCCTTTCCTCGTGACGTACCTTTAAGTTCTTTTGTAGTTTTGTCCAATGTAGCTTCTGATCTAAAAACCTCAGTATTACTCGTATATTGTTCAACTCCATTCTTCGTGATCACCGTAATGTTATTCGGTGGTGATATCTGCGCACCTATAAAATCTGGATGCCTGTACATCCGTCTGAACATCACGCGCAAGATATATAACGCGGGTATTTTTATTGGGGAACGTCCTCGTTCAAAAAGGTGGTTGACGCTTCCGAATCAGCTGTATCTTCTTCATCCGCCGCTCCGGCTACGGAGCCGAAAGCGTTGTTTTGACCCCATATAGAGTAGTTTTGGGGAGGATTCCAGTCGGCCATCACCTCTTCACGAACCGACTGCCAATACAGAATCTCGTTGATTTTATCGATGTGGTATTGGATTTGTTGCATGTAATTGTTCACGTTCATATTATATCGTAGGTATAAATTCCCACTTAAGAGTCGCGCAAATACGTTTCCAGATAACGTCTTGTTGGTGAAGCTTCTCTTTGGATTTTAGCAAAGGGAAGTATTGAAGGTAAGAATCTTCCGAGAGAAGTTCACAGAATTTATACAAAACGAAAGAGTAACTTAGGAAGTTTTTGCGTTCTGCCGGACAATTGTCGTCAAAAGGTTTTTGGATCTCTTTAAACATTAACCGTAATCTTTCTTCAATCTCTATAGGCATTTTTGGTGGTTTTATTCCACTCAGTATATTTGTGATAAAAGGTACGTGTTCGTAGTACTTATTAAGCTTAAGTTTCTTGAGAAGTGATCGGACGCGTGCGTGAGTAATTTCAGATAGTGACTTAATTTTTATCTTTTTAAACTCATTCCTCAGTTCTTGTAAAACTTCGGGGGGAATGGTCGTCATCTCTTGTGCTTGGAATTGTGATAGCCATTCGTTAAAGTGATTATCTCGTTTATACGAATAGTTAATAATTTTTTCAGAAGTTTCTTGTTCTTCTTTGTATGTCAGTTCTTCACTTAACAAAACATCCAGGACCATACCACACCCGTCACACACCAAATCTGCAGAATCTCGTAAATGAAATAAATTACTCGTTTCACAGTTCGGACATCGATCTACCATTTTTTCAATCGGTCGATCTATGTTTATTTTTTCGACGTCGACAAGATAATCTACAAAAATATCCTTCTTACGCGCACCTGCTGTCTCCTTACAGTTGAATACGTTATTAGTATGTGTCTTTTGTATAGTTTCATCTGTATACTCTTTCATGTAAGGTAAACATTTTGATATGTAATGTGACATTTCGGTTTCGTATTCGGATTTATTTTCAGGATCATTCTCAATTTTCTCCATCCATTCATTTATTCGATTATTATACCGACTTAAAAAATTACCTTCCATTACAATAATGAATATTATACATAAGTTTTTAATTAACGTAATTTATTATTTTAAAGTGGTCACAAAAATTTTATCTAACAAACATGACTACAAAATTCAAACTAAGTGTATCGAATATTATGTTGATCACGATAAATCTAAAAAAACGGATGATCCGTTTTGGAAAAAGGAACTAAAGTATTTGACTAAGAAAAGTGCAAATTATTATACGGACGTGGATGCGGATTTCAATATCCCTAATCCTCCGGAATGTGTTATCCGTATGATAATTCGAGTTAAGTTCTGGTACAATAATAAAAGTTACAAGTACATCACGTACGATAATAATCACGCGTGGCCGCCACTAAAACGAACCAATATGACATTTAATTTACCGCTGTCCTCGGCCGTTTTATTAGACGAGGGGGATAAACCTGTAAAAGACCTGTTATGTAAAATATCCCGGTACGCGGGACCTTTTAGTGACTTTTACAATGAAAAAATCGAAATAAAAGATATGTTTTGGTACGAAGATTCAACATACGAAAAGTTTCCCAAGATTAAGATAAAGAACATCGTAGGAATGACCAAGACTATCGACGTAAAAACTGGGTATATCAGTGATCTTCATCTACCTTAGTAGCTAAATAAAATTTAAGTTCACCCAAGTTTGCTACGTTATATTTCAATATCAAAAATCTATTCTGTTCCTCTTGCATTATTTGTACCGTCGCGCACATACTCGTCGCTTTCGTAAATATATTCATATATCTAAGAGAATATACACCCGTTAACTTGGGACATTCATCGTTGCATTCTATCGATGTTTCTTGATTAGCAAAGTCTCCGTGACACGTTAACGTGATATATTTCCCCTCCCGTGTAATCTGTATTTCACTTCCTATGTTCGACATATCTCTACAAATACGCTGAAAATCAACCGAAGGCATCGGTGTGGTGATCGTCATATTCGTTTCTGGAACTTCGATTTGATTTTCGTTGATATCCAATAGTTTAAGTGCGAACTTAGTACTGGTTTTCTTATTCTCGTTATGAATCTCGATATTCATATATTCTTTAGAGTTTATGCTTATGATGAGAACGTCGTTACTCGTTATAGTTTTTAACAACTTAAACATATTAGTAACGTTCACACCAGTTTCTATCTGTTGAGGGCAATCATATTCTTCGAAGTTTTCCGACGATAAATACATATCAACAAGGGATGATCGAGCTGTATCGAGTGTTACTATATATATACCATCGGGCTTAAAGTATATGTTGACATCGTTAAGAATATCTTTTAACACTTCAAATGTAGACTTAATAGCTGCGGCTTGCACCGTTACTAACTTCATACTCGATAAATTATTGTTTATTTCTTTATATCTGTATAAGCGTCCGATACAGTTTGATTAATTTTATCTTGAAGTTCTTTCGTCATGGGAGGTTGTAAAGTTCGACCGTAGTCTTCCAAACCAAACATATCCTGATTAGATTCTCCATCTAAAGTCGTCATCACACAATTACCGAAATCGCAAGATTCAAGTTCCTTAGCTGGCAGCAGGCTTTCGAGCCAATTTTTTATTTCATTTCCTACCAAAATTTTACCATTTTTTGTGAGCATTGTCGGGACTCTCGTAATCTTATTTTTGTACTGTGGAGGGATACCCATGACATTTATATTGTGGTACTGTACCAACCTCTTAAGTTGGGCATTACTGTTAACATATTCGATGATATCCAAACTATGATTACACTTTGGACTAAAAATCAACAATGACATGTTATATTTTTATCGGTTACTTTTTTTTTAAATTATTTACACAGTTTTTTTATAAGTTATATTAAATGATAGTAGTACTGTTACTGGTAGTAATCATATGTATCATAACCCTTTCATCCAGGAAAGAAAACTTCAACTGTTCTGGGTACAAAAAACCGGTTGGACCCGTCACCTTCGATGATACCGGTATGGATATGAAAAAATACAAGGAACAAGAAGATGCTATAGATATAACTCCTGACCTCATGGAAAAGATGATTTTGGCCACGAACAAATACATAAAAGAAAAGACTGACATGTGCACCTACATCATAGAAACTACACGAATAAAAAAATTTAAGAGTTTAACGAGTAGCCACGTGCTGTATAAATGTATGTTCATGGTAGCAAAACAGGAGGGTTTCTCTTTCGGTTTCTCGATAACAGCTGAAATAATCGTAAACGGTGATGATGTAATAGTACACGCCGTTCAGAGTAAACCGATAGATATAAATCCACCCACAAATGTATCACCCTATTTAAACGACGTTCCAGTCATGGAACACGTTCCTTTTAACGAGATTCGTAAAAGTGAGTTAGAATCCATTAAATATTAGTCGACGTTTAATGTAATGATAAGCGTCGATGAAATTTCGCGTATTAGGGAAAAGAGAACGCGATTCAGAAAGGAGTTATACACTAAAATCTACGAACAAGTATCGCGTAAGATAAGAAATACCGTCGACGTTGGTGGAAATACTGTCGTGGTACTAATTCCAGCGTTTGTACTAGGATTTCCTAGTTTTGATAGATACAAAGCTACGTCGTATATCATACGACAACTCGGGATAGGGGGGTTTAACGTGGAGATACTCACAGATTTCTTACTTTCTATCTCGTGGGCAACTCGAAAAACTAGTGAACGTAAAAGAGAGGTCACACATGATGACACCGATTTCCCTACACTCATAAATTTGAAAAAAGCCGCGAACAGATACAGGGGAAATGCGGGAAACAGGAAATAATAAAAACAAGGAATATCGTATATGGATAACTTAAACATCTTAGTTGAAGCCAAGCGCGAATACTTAGAGCAACTGTCTATATTAATGTGTCCTCCCATGATCGATGTTTTCGTTGAAATGTACGATGAAGCACACAAACTTTCAAAAGGACGTAAGGTTTTACAAATGTTTCAAAAACTTCTCAAGGATGTCCCAGAATGGAATGAGACCATGGCTAAAGATCATACAGATAACATAGCCAATAGGTGTGCGTGGTTTAAGGATCTCGTCGCAGCTGTTTTTGTAAGTTCTGTAAAAATTTTATCCGCGGTAAGGCTTAACAAGGATAATAAGAAATTATCTGTAAAATTACCGACAAATGAAGTTTTTATTCATTCATGTTATAAAAATATCGCGAAAGATCTGTACAAAGATCCGTACATTTTTACCGAAACCCAATCTGAACACAGTAGAAACGATAAACTATATGATCGTTTCAGTTACTGTATAGAAACAACCGTTAAAGAGTTGATACCCATTCAACAGATTTTGCAAACGTATATGACCACCACCGACGATATGATAGACCCCCAAGATACTGATCTCACTGAAGATAATGTGGATGAGTACGGAGGTGAAAATCAGGAGATGGGTGAAGATGTACCCATGGAAGGTCAAGGAGAAGAGCCTATGGGCGGAGAGCCTATGGGCGAAGAGCCTATGGGCGAAGAGCCTATGGGTGGAGAGCCTATGGGTGGAGAGCCTATGGGTGAAGACTCGTTGGCACCGGAACAACCTCAACAAAGTAACCCTTTTCAAAACGAGTTCAGGACAATAAAATCTGGACGCCCCCAACCTCAAGCTCAGCCTCAACAGGGATACGAAAGTGAAGATCTTTTTCCAGACGCCCCCGACAATAGAATAAAAAAACCTATGTATTAATTATATAGACATGGACGAATACTTCCGAGATCCGGCTTCCGCCAGTCTTATAGCAGGTGCTATAACGGCTGGTTATATACATTCCAAAGCGAAACTTAATAATGAAGGTGACCTCGAAACGAGTGCGTACGCCAAACCAGCCGCTCTCGTTATGATTTTGGTTTATTTCATAGTTTCTAATGGTATAGGTCACCGTGAAGTTATATCTACAGATCCTTTTTGATTCGCTTAAAGAAATAATACACGTATAATACATAATATGACATCTGTTACCGCTTTCAACGACATGATGGGACAATTTCTCACCGAGCTTCATAAAACCTTCCCCGAGGAGAAGGGTGTTAAGAAGTACATCGCAGCTTTCGAAATGATGCGTTCTACTAACGGTAAGCTTATCGTTACGGGATTCATGGATAGTGTTTCTCCGCACATTGAAAAAGTTAATTCGAGAGACGAGTCGTTCTTCCTTGAAAACGCTAATGATATGGAATTTCTTAAGGACGTGAACCTTAAAAATCTTTGGCCAAAGGCTTCCGAGGGTACTCGTAATGCCATTTGGCAATACATTCAGACCCTGTTTATGTTAGGCACTACAATCACGTCAATCCCACCCGAAACGCTCAGCATGATCGAGAATGTCGCTAAGCAGTGTGCGGATAAGATGGAAAATGATGGTGATGAACTCGATGAGACTCAGCTCATGAAGTCCATGCAGGGTCTCCTTGGTGGAATGTTGAAAAAATAAAAGTTTTATATATTAAATGGTATCCTTGTTTAACGATCCGAAACAATTAATTAGGGAGGATAAAATTTTAGACTTTTGGCCTACAAAAAACCAGATGTCAGCAGAACGTATAAACTCTACTGCGCGATTCATAGTTTATGCGACGTGCATAGTTTATCTGATTCGCAGGGATCAGAGAATCTTAATACTCGGTCTCACTGGTTTGAGTGTTTTATACGTAATGGAAAAGAGTAACATGATAAAGGAACTTTACGTAACAGATTCTACAGGAGATACCATGTGTCAATTACCCACAAAAGATAACCCCATGGGAAATCTTCTTATGTCAGATTACACCGATAATCCTGGTAGATTACCAGCGTGTGATTTTACCACAGTAAAAGATAGAGTCGATAAAAAGATGTTAGATAAAATACCGTACGGTCCCCAAAAATCCAGATCCCCGTGGCCAGAACAGCAACGAAACGCCCTCGCGCGACAATTTGTCACCACACCCGTTACAGATATACCAGGTGACCAAACCGCCTTCGCCGAGTGGTTGTACGG